GCTCCGTAAGCCTTATCTCTTAGGACTTGTGCGTTGCCTCTAACTTCTGAAATAGATCCTATTTCAACAGACGAATGAAGTAGTTGCGTCTGACTGAGTAACACAGACAGTACCGCTAGAGCCAGCAGATGTAATCTTGAGCCAGTCATTATCGGATGTAGATTCCTGATCTATGTTAAAAGTTCTGCTTCCTCCAACGTGAGTAAGGTGAAAATATCCACCAGCATATCCATCACCATCGTAAGTTACAGTATTATCATTACCATCTATATTCATGTAGTTAGTAGCACCATCGACATCTATAGATGCAGTTATGCTGTTACTACCACCTTGCACAGTCCAATCAAGGTCAAGGTTAGCCGCCAAAGCTGCCATAGCATGGTTCAGTGTCATGGTGTTTGTATTTCCTGTAACTTGTACGTTTACGTTAGAACCATCTGCTCCTGTAGCGTTAGTTTCGTCTGTAGACATATTAAATGTGTTGGTGTCACCTATAAATGAGAAGTAACCTGTGTAGTTATCTGCCCATATATCACCTAAGAATTTATTTGTATTACCTTTTTGTAAAACATCCAAAGTCATAGTTGTACCGTCAATATCCAAGGCGGTCATACTACCCGCTGTAGCGTCAGCTCCTCCTATGATGTTGCCGCTACCTCCAACCTGTTCTATATCTAAATTTGATGTAGCACCTGACTGATCTATAAAAATTTCATTGTCTGCACTTATCAAATGCAAAGATAAAATTAACAAACCGAAGCCAACTACAATCGCCCTTAAAAGTTCAAGAACTTGTTTTCCAGTATCCTCGTTCATATCCTTCCTCTATTGTTTGTAAAACAGCTGTCTCGATAGCCATCTGTAAAGCAATATTTATAGACTCATTTTCTACTATACCGCTCTCTATTTCAACTAATTCGGTATTATTTGCATAAAATCTGAACACATCAGAAGATACAGATGCACTCAATATTGACTTAGTTACTAATACTTCGATTAAAATTTTACCTGTACTCACTGACACTGTCCGCAAAGAAATGGTTACTGAGTCCTGTCTGTACTCTTTTGATGCGCCTATACCTAAGTATCTTGCACCAGCTCCCCCAGATTTTATATTGGTCTCGTAGCCTACAACACCACCCTCCATCAATAATCCAGCAAATAGTAAAGGTTTTACCTTTTGTTTTTCGTCAAAGTTTTCTCTTGTTGTTCTTATTATTTGTCGTTCTTTAGTAAGATTGTCCAACCCTTTGCGTTCTACGACGTCAAACACATTAGAATGTTTCAAAGCCCTTATAAGATAAGCATCAGGAGCCTGGGTGATTGCGGTACTAAAACTTGCATATTGACTGTTAGATCTACGTTGACCTGTATCATCTTTGAAAGAATTTGGATAAACGGCCACTACAGGTTTTTTTATAGGGATTGATGCTTCTGCTAGATTGGTTAGTAAAGAACCTACTTGTGCCGATTCGATACTACGTATGGGTGGCACACCATTATCTAAAGGATCTACAAGTAATGCACAACTAGAAAGTAAAAGAACCGAGAGGTACAGTAATCTCTGTTGTGTTGCCTTCTTCATCTGTGATTATTAATGTTACTTTATCGTCTTCTACCCTATATTCTATAGTATTGCCTTCTAATTCTAGAACACCAAAATCAGAGGCAGTTTCACCAAACAAACTATCAACCAACTGCCTGCTTAGTTGCGCGTATATTCTACTCTCTAAATTACGTATAAACCTAGCCAGAGTGGTGTTGTCTGCTTCTCTTTCCAAGTCTTCTACATAGGCTTGAATTTCTTCGCGTATAGCTTCTTTTCTATTAAACTCTTGGTTTTCAATAGTTAAATAATGACTAGATGTATTTACACCTGAAAAGCTAGGATTCTTAAACTTATGTGTCATTTCATCAGCACTCAAGTAAACAACAAATAATGATATGCTTAGAATACTTAGAATAATAAAAATGTTATCCCACTTATCCATTACGTCTATCCTGTTGTTGTTTAATCAACTCTTCTAATTCCTTCTTGCTTTTTATTTTTTGGTTCTGCTGTTTCATTTTTCCCCTCATTCTCCCTTATTTCCAAAACAGTATTTACCTTTTGTTGCAACCTTATCATGTCTTGATCTAGTAATCTTAATTGATCAGTTAAACGAATAATAGTTGCCTTCATCTCTTGAACAGACGGATCTATTTTATTGGTTATTGTTTGCCAGACAAAGTAAACGAAATAACCTAAACCTATAACCATAACTACTGGAAATCCAAAGTCTGCGACTATTTGAACTATATCCATTCAGTCTCTTCTAGCGTCTATTTTACCGTCTTCTACAAAGTTTTCTGCTCTTGCTATACGGTCTAGATCAGGAGGTAGATTGAGAGCGCTAGAGACGCTTGTGTCTATACGAATCATGTCATTATTCATAATAGATGCTCTAGTAATTAACATTTTGGTTATACCTTGTACGGTTTGTATTTCACTAATCAAACCATCCATAAGTTGTTTCATAACTAAGAATATAAAGTAGGCCATTATAAGTGCGCCAGCAATAGGTAAACCTAATTCAGCGATCAGATTGAACGCTTCCAAGATTAATCCTCGCCTTTAAACTTTTTACTTTGTCCTGATGTGCCAGCGTAGATACCAAAAACAGCTGCCATTGCTCCTACTACAACTGATACTAAAGCTGATTGTTCTAGGTTTGGTTCAGGTAAGGTCATAAACCAGGTAACTACTTTGTACAGTAGTAGGATGTAGACGCTGACAAACACTCTAGGAAAGATTCGCCAAGCGTCTACTGTTTTCGCTAGATGTATCCATTTTTGAAATGGGTTGACTGACAAGTAGTTAGGTGTGACATCAATATCCAGTTCTAGCTTTTTTTTTATAGATGGTTCGTTTTGTAGTTCCTCTTCCATCATATAAACTTAGTCAAAACTATAGCACCTACTATAAAAGGATAAACACCCCATAGCATGTTCTCTAGTTTTTTAAATTTTTCAGATCCTTCATCAAGACGCTTCTCAATATTCTGATAGCGAATTGCACATTCTTTTTCGTGCATTTCTATCTTATGTAACGCGTCTTGGGATGTAGACATTATTTTTCTTTTTCTACTTCAACAGTAGTGTAAGCCTCATTTACGTCAGGAGTAGATTTATCATCAGCAACAAACTTACCGTCTTCATCTCTTGCTCTGACGGTTTTTTCTTCTACACCTCTAACATTTTGCCATAATTTTTTAAACCAACTCATTACTTTTCTCCTATTTTCTTAGTAATTGACTCTACTTGAGCTTCTTCTTCTTGTTGAGAGTCTTCCGCTAGATTTTGAATCTGTTCCATAGTTTGTTTGCGTAACATAGCTATAGCTTCTATTTCTCCACCTTTCCAAGCACCTCTTTCTGTTGCTACGTCTAGTATTTGTAGCATATTTACAAAGTATTGTTGTTCCATATTTTTATCCTAATGTTTTTTGAACTGTTGTTGGTGTTACTTTTTCAGCTATCTGTGCGTCTAAATTTGCTTTCAAAGATGCAACGCCATCAGTACCCATAGAAGTCTCTACCCAACCTTGTACTGTAGAAGAATTCAGACTTGACCAATTAGTAAATGATGACAAATCAGATGTATCCAAACTTTGACATCCTGAAACACTAGCAGTTTGTGAATTACCCTCTGAATCATTATTGGTATCATCTGTTGCTTTTAGTACCCAATGTACTTTGTGTACTACGTTCGATTTACCGCTTTTAGTTGGGTAAGTGTCGCAAGTAGAAACATCCCAAGTATAATTTATTGCCATATTAAGTCTCCTTTAACTCCAAGGTGTAAATTGCTGAACACCAAACTGAACAGGAACTAATTTAGTTTCTGAGCCACTAAATGTCACGTCTTCTTGTGCTATACCAACAATCATTGAAGGATTGTCTGTTGCTTTCGCACCTATGCCAGCAGTTGAAGAAGTGCATATACCATCGCCGACTGATATGTTACCGCCTGAGTTGTTACAAAGTATGTGTCCATCACCCGAAATGCTTATCATGTGTAAATTGTTTGCATAAGTACCAGTAGTAGGAACCATAGGATTCGGTCCCATGTTTGAACAATAAGCACCTAAAACTTTTTTACTATTAGCTGTTTGTGATTTTTGTACTGTATATCTGATACTGCCTCGTTTATTTGTATCAGTTAAATAGACTGAAACAACCTCTACTAAAGTTCCGTAAGCATAAGCATCTGAATCATCAGATGGATTATCTGCATCTGGCACATTAACTTCGTGGTGAGCAGTAAAAGCTCCATAAGTTACTGTTCCACCAGAAGACGTAATTGTACCTATGCCGTCCCCATTACCATCTTGGAATGTAAGCATGGTATTTGTGCCACTATTATCATCTGAACCACATCTTATTGCTGGACCAAATCTATTGGCATTGTTGCCATCAGAAATAAATATACCGCAATTTTTATTATTAGAATTAATAGTAAGTGAAAGTAAAGAGGAGTTTGCATCCATAGAGGTAGCTCCTCCCAACATAAAATGTCCATCTTCATCTACTTTCATCCTAAGTGAAGGACCTGAACCTGAATTAGAAGTTCCTATGAGGAATGCGTTACCGCCTTTAGGTGCAAAACACATATCACCTGTTGCAGAACCAGTTATATGAAAACCAGTTCCTCCAGCTATACCTATAGCACCAGTATCTCCAAAAGACTGAGTAGAACCACCCATAAACTGAACTGCATTAGTGCTACTCATAACAGTATTACTACCTACAATAATTCTTGAACCAAAAGTAGCTGCACCCGCATCAGACATATCAAGGGTAAGAGAAGTAACATCACTAGAGCCATCTATGCCTTTAAATATAATATCTTTATCAGCAACTTTTGATTCTATATTCATGTTGCTACTAGCCATAGATATGACACCTATCTCAGTGCCATCATCTTTAAATTGTACTTCTCCTCCACCAGCATCTAGTTTGATTGTACTTGCTGCATCTACAACTAAATTTGTGCCTGTAGATATAGTAAGTTCGTTAGAGGCTATGAGGCTTGTATCTAAATACAAACTTCTAAATTCTGCTCCATTAACACCTAAGTCAATAGCGTTAGCTGATGGAGGTTGTATAACACCTGCAAATGTTGCATTTAAATTTTCATCTATAGAAATAGCAGGAGTTGTTCCAACAGTAGAACCTTTACCAATTAATAAATCATCTGCTGAATCATCTAAACCTATGTAAAAGTCTTGTGCGTTACCATCAAAAACAATCTTAGTATCTTCGGCACCAGCATCACCAATAGTAAGGGTTGGAGTTGTGCCTACTAAAGTCAAACCACCATGCAAAGTAGTTAAAAGATTTTCGTCTATTGCTATAGCTGGTGTTGTTCCAACTGTGCTGCCTAAACCTACAAGTAAATCGTCTGCTGAATCGTCTAGTGCTATATAAAAATCTTGAGCGTTGCCATCAAAAACAATTTTAGTATCTTCTGCTCCAGCATCACCTATTGTTAGTGTGGGTGTTGTTCCGGCTAGTGTTACGTTTGCGTTTGCAGTAAGCAGTCCTGAGACTCCTAATGTTCCTGTTACAGTAGCATCGCCACCTATAGAGGCATCATCTGTAACTGTTAAATCGTCTTGTACTTTTAGGTCTACTGTATTTAAACTAGCAAAAGCATCTACAACTGCTGCTCCACTACCAGCACCATCTAGGTAAACCGCTTTTACATCCCCTGGGGGTATTGTTATATTAGCTCCAGAACCTTGTGAAATAATAATGTTTTGCGATCCGCTCGTGCCATTTTCTATAAATTGCATCCTACTTATGGTGTTTGGTGCAATCGTAATCGTACAAGCTGAATCTAGTGTGCCTGTATATTTGAGATACATAGCTCTACCAGGATCCGTAGATCCGTCTGCTACAGTTGTGGTGTGTGTGTCTGCGTTAGTAGTTATCGCCTCGGTTCCAAAGCCAAGCGCTTCACCAATCAACTCCAGATTGGTATTTGTTGAAGTTCCCCAAGTGCCTGACTCATCACCAGTAGCTATTTCTTTCAGTCTTAAATCATTTACATAAGTAGCCATTAATATCTCCGTTCATTTGATTATATTACCTTTCTTGTGGATAGTTAAGCAACATCTTCCCAGTTAGGTGTTTGGGCCTCGTTGATTGAAGTAAAGTTAGATGTTTGTGAATCATCAATAAGCGACCACACTAAAACTGATCCTACTGATCCTGTTGCGCTTTGTAATGTAGGAAATACATTTGCCTCTGCATCTGTTGTTGCAGTACCTAAAGCGCTTGTTGCAGCCCCTAATGAGACTGATATATTGTTGTTAGATATAGTAGTTGCAGTACCTACAGCACTTGTAGCGGCTTGACCTGTTGGGAATACATTTGCCTCACCATCAACTAATACTGATACAGACCCTAATGTTCCAACTACACCAGGACATACAGCTACGGCTTGTGCATTTACACCTACTCCAGATACACCACCTGTTGCAGCTTGTCCTGTAGGAGTTACGTTAGCTTTTGCTACTGTAGATACAGTACCTAACGCAGAAGTAGCAGCACTAGGTGCAGATATTTCAACGGGTAAGGCGGTTCCCCAGGACCCTTCGCCCCAAGTTC